CGCCTCTCCCTCAGCCGTTCATCGCCGTATGATCGAGGGGCGTTCTCACCACTCCACCAAAACCAGGCCTTCACCGCCTTGCCCGCCAAGCCCCCCGCCGATACCCCCCGAGCCACCGCCGCCCGGCGCAGTCCCGCCACTCCCACTGACAGTGCCCGCCTCAGCCCCCAGCCCGACGCCCACTGCACCTGGTGCGCCGGCTCCCCCATAAGCGGCGCCGCCGCTACCGCTCACCCAACCGGCTGCACCTTGGAACGCACCACCACCGGCACTGCCGCTCAGCGAAAGCGCACCACCCGATCCCTGACCGCCCGGCGAACCGCCGCTGCCGCCAACGTCCGAGGCACCGTTAGCGCCAGCGGCGCCACCGGTTGCCTGAGCCAGGCTTCCGAAGCTTGAGTTGCCGCCGGCAGTGCCCGCTCCTGCCCCACCGTTCCCGACCGTCACCGTAAAGCCCTGACCCGGCGCCACCCCGAAAAACCCCTCGCAGTAGCCGCCACCGGCCCCACCGCCGCCGGCACCGCTAAAGCCCGCGCCACCCGATCCGCCGCCACCCCAAATCCGCAGCCGTATCGCCTGCACACCAGCCGGCGCCGTCCAGATGCCTTGGTTTGCCGGCGTAAAGGCCGCCAGATTGCGTGTCCCCGGGGAAAGCTGCGGCAGCTTCCATGTCACGAACGGCGCTGCCGCAATCGGCACGATGTTCCCGCCGCCAACGCTGGTCTGGCCGTAATACACGCTAATTACATAGAGACCCGCCCACCCCGCATCGACCGATGGCGTCTCCTGCTCGCCTGCAGGGCCAGGCGGGCCCGCCTTCATCTGCAGCTGCACCTGCTGCAAACGCTGCGTGCTCTGCGCCGTCCCACTGTTCCCAGGACCACTATACGGCTGCGCGGGATTGCTCGCATTATAGTACGGAAGCACCACCGGCGAAGCATCGATCTCCAGCAGACTCGCCTCGATCAGGTAATTGATTCCCTGACCAGGGGTCGTCGGCGCAGTCGTTGTAAAACTTGTCGGCGACAGGCTCACCCCCATGCGCACCAGCGGCAGTGCCTCGGCCGGAAGCGATCCGAACGGAGTCGTATCAACCTGGCCAAACTGCGTGATGCTGCCCGCGCCAACCGCGACCGACATCGAGGGCGGCTCCGTCGGCCCACACGCAAGCCCATCGACGACAATGTTCGTCCCCAATGTCGCCTGCGCCAGATAGCCGATCGCCACCATGATGTTGCGCTCGGTGCTGAGCAAATCTGTATCCAGCGGTATCCCGCCGGGATAGACGATCTGTCTGTCCACAAGTGCCTCTCTCTGATGATTTTAAATCAACTGCCGTGGCTGCTGACTCGTCCAAAACACGCGCGGCCGTAGGTAGGCTTGCTCTTGGGCAAACCACTAAAACAAAAAGCGTGCGCCATGCATGTTATGCCACTGTCGGAGCCTCGGGCCTTCCGTCAGTCATACTGCTGACCCGCCTTAGCGTGGGCTGCTTTGCACCCCACCACTTCCGTGCCGCTCGAACCCTTATTACGAACGATTCGCTCCACGAAGAAGGTAGGTAGCAGGCCAAGTGTTTCAGTTTGCAATGTTCAACCAAGCGATACTGGCAGCCGGCAGCAGCTTTGTAACGGTCATCTGTATCTCCGCGTCACTCACCACCGTGCTCAGCATCGACAGATCGCCATAATATTGCAGGCCGCCAGTCCCGTAACCCGCCAGCAGAAGAATGCCGCCGCCTAGCGGCCGATAAGCCGTGATAAAAACCTGATATGGCAACGCGAGGGATCCCCATCCGCCCGCACCCGAAACGGCTACTGCCACGCCATCCACGAGAGTCTGGCCACCATAGCAGAGCCCGCCCAGGTTATAACCACCGGTATCGCTCGGTCGCGCCGGTTCGAACACCCGCGGCGGCCGACCGGTGAGTTCCGTCAAAGCCAACACCATGGCGGCACGTGTCGCACGTGGCCGCAACAATTCCTGATTTATCCGGGTCCGGAATGCACTATCCACCTCGGCATTCCGTCTAGGCAGCGCAGTGCCAAAGAAATCGGCACTGATGAGATCGAGAAATCCGCCACTCGCCGTGGCGAGTCGCGCCTGTGCCTGCACCGTCTGGATCAAACCAAACATGGCCGACCAGCACGTTCCCAAACCCACCAACACAGCTTGCAGCAACGGCGACGTCTCGCCAAACCAGCGCGCCGGCAGCACAGCCTGCATCCGCGCCGCCATATCGTCGCTATCGCCGATCATCTCAATTCACCACAACCGAAGCCGCAATGATCACGCCATTCACCGGCGCCGCGACATCCGCCGTGCCGCCATTGATCGTCGTTCCAACGACACTGACGACGGACGGGTCAGCACCATGTCCTAGCGCGTCGAGCTTCGAGATCGCGAGGGTGCCGCCCATCGGCAACCCTGCGATCCACCCTAGCACCGCCTGCTGCACCGAGGCGGCAACCGCAGACTTCGTCAACGGATTGGAAGTCTCAAGATTCATGCTCACGGTGACACTCACCAGAACAGGAGGCGTCACGGCATAAGTCGAACCCAACGGCCGAACCTGCTCGACAGCCGACTGCACTTCGCTGATCAACGACGCAGGGGGATTACCCGTGCCATCATCGACCGCGACCACGAAATGCCCCGGCAACGAATTGCCCGACCCATCCTCGTTCTCTACAATACCAAAACGGAGCCCTTGCTGCACAGCCAGGATCGCATTGCTCACGGCAAGTCGTGTCGCCAACGGCAGACTATTGATATATGTCTGGAACCGCAGCCGAAGCGCCGCATCACTCTCAGGATTAACGCCGCCCACGAACGGCGCGGCATTATTGACCGTATCAATGCCAGGGATCGCCGCATTCAGCAAACCGATTGCGCCGGCTAGCACGTTACCGGCACTCCCCGCGACCAGCGCCTGCACCGGCACATCGACAGAGGCTTGCTGCGCCAGCAAACCATAGCCCGTTACGCCATTAACCACCGTGCTCGTGGCACTCGCGACGACAGCAAAACTCTGCGTACCGTCCACCGTGCGCACCACCGTGCCAACCGGCACGAAGGCACTTAGCCCACTCGTATAGCGGGCAAACGTGACGATCCCATTCGCCGGCGCACCAGGCAATCGCACCAGGGAATAGTCCGCCATCCAGCTATCCAGATCCGGCCCATTGCTCGTCGATGCGCGTGTCATCGAAAGCACCTGCAGAATCAGCCACTGTATCCACAAAGCTACCGAGGCACTCGCCTCCAGCACCGCGCGCAGCACGCTGCCGACCGACAAGTCGATAAGCTGCTGCGCTCCACCCTGCACCGCCGCAGCCATCTGCTGAACCAGAGTCGAAAAGCCGTTAAGAGGCAGGAGCATCTCAGCCGCCTACCTGAAACGACAAAACCTGCGTGGTTCCGGCGGTCGAGTCGACATAGCGAATTTGCACGATAACGCTCCCGTCGGCAGAACTCTGCACATCGATCAGCGGCTCGGGTGTGCGGGACACGGCAGCCTCCTTGAAAATCTGGCTCCGTATTGCGGCGCGGATCGCCAGCACGTCCACCGGCATACCAACAAACCGTGCAAGCCCAGCGCCATAATCAAGCTGCCAGATGTAGTCGCCGGGATTTGTCAGCAGCCGCCGCAGAACACGCTGCTGACCAAGCGCAGTGTCGGCAGCCAGCGCAACGTCGCCCGTCGAACTCGCGGATAAATCGCCGCCCCAAACCACGCTCGCATCCTGCATCCCCGCCCCCAAAAAACCATTAGGGCGGTCCCGCCAACCAGGCCGCCGAAAGCCCCGAGCTTCAAGAGACGTTTACAAATCACACGGTTCAGTCAGTAGGCGTCGGCGGCGTCTGAGACGGCGGATGCACGTGCTCGTTGTAATGTCCACGCAGCCGCGACAATGCGCCCTCGCCGTCATAGACATCACCGCTCACATGCAAATCTCCGGTGTGACTCCAAGACGGCGCGGCGCTCGCAATCGATCCGTCGTTGAGCAGCTTGATAAAGCTGCCCGCCTTGTGCACCAGCCAAAGCTCGCCGCTGGCCGCAGCAGGCGCCGGCGTGGTGTTGGACCACAAGCGCCCGACCACAATGCCATGCTCCGCATCGCCTTCTTGCCAGATGACAACAACCTGATCGCCCGGCGAAGGCGGACACGCCAACCCCCATCCATTCCCTACCCAACTCGCTGCTACCGGCAGCCAGCCGGACAGCACACCCTCGGGTTGAATCTGCACCCGTACCGTGGCCGCCGTCGTATCGACTGACGTCACAACAGCCAACCGGGGCTGCGCCCAGCCTTGATCCAAACGGGACGCATGAGCCTTGATCAGATTGAGGAAGCTATCCACGCCGGCACCCTCGCTCTCACATGCTGCGTAAATCCCTGCCCGAACGACATCCGCCGATCGATGTCGGAGA